TCTACATTTCATTATAATATTACCTTTGCTTCACCTTCCAATAAATATCTTGGTCTTCCACCGTTATCAACACGCTGAGTGCTCTGTTCTATTCCAAAGTGGTCGAACAATGTAGCCTGCAAGTCAAGTGGGCCTACGGGGTTTTCGATTGGACTATATGATCTGTCTGAAGCCCCAATAGTTCTACCTGTTTGATAGGAACCTCCAGCCATCATCATTGGCGTAATAGCAGGCCAGTGATCTCTACCAGCATTGGCATTGATCTTTGTTCTTCCAAACTCCCCAGTCACTACTAGCAATACCTTTTCGCTCAGACCTCGCTGGTCTAGATCTTCCAAAAATCCTGCGATGGCCTTGTCTATTGGGCTTACCTTGGTTTTCAGCGCGTTAGAGATGTTACTATGCATGTCCCATCCGCCATAATGAAGAGTTACAAATTTTGTACCATGCTGCACAAGACGGCGAGCTAGTAACATTTGTTCGCCAATGTCATTCGCTTTTTCTGATCCATACAGGGCTTTAGTTTGTTCCGTTTCTTTATCTGTTGCAAACGCATCTTTGGCTGAACCAAGAATAACATCGTAAGCCTGACCTTTGTAAAACCCAACTGATTCAGCTCCTGTTCCAGATATATCTTTAGCCGCTGAGCCTATAGCTCCCAAGAGTTGTTTTCTGTTGCTGAATCTGTCGATTTCAATTCTTGGTGTGAGATTGTCTTTATTGGACGGATCAAATGGTTTAAATGCTCCACCCAACCAAGCACCTTCATCACCTTCGATTTTACCTTGTTTAACATAAGTTGGTACTCCATTCTGGGGGTGATTCGTACCATAGACAGAGGAAACAATAGAGCCAAAAGAAGGATACTTTGTCATTGAGGTAGTTGTTCTCTCTGGGTTATAATGCCCAGTCATCATGAAGTGAGTACCTTGCCTATGGGATGAATCTTTATGGCTAAAAGAGTTGACGACATTGAGCTTGCTTGTGTGTTTAGCTAGCTCTGTCCAGTCAGCGCCAAGGGTGATATTTGTTTTTGGATCATGGATAGCACCATTAATTGGTTGCCATTCAGTTGGAACTGTGTCGTTAGGGGCGTGGAATGTTTCAAACTGAGTTGGCCCTCCTCCAAGCCACACCCAAACAACGGCTTTATCTTCATACGACAGAGAATCTTGAGCCAAGGCGTAATCAGACAAACCAACGGCACTTAGTCCAGCGCCAATACTCCCTACTCGCAAAAAATTTCTTCTATCGTATATGAAGTCTAGCATTTTGATCTCCTAAATTTGTTGAGTTCTGAAATTGCAACATTATGACAATCTGCTCTCACAACAAAATTATTAGAGGGGTCTATCTGCCCCTTCTTTAAGTGTCGGGACTTTTCAAAATATTCATCGTGCCCGAGCCAACCAAGAACCCAAGCCCTTCCCCATCTTCTATTTTTGTTCTCTACTCTTACGAAAACATATCTATCACATTGCTGCTTTGTATTAAAATTAGCAACTGAGCAATCATAATACGGCTTTGGCTCTGAGGTACATCTTTTTGTTTTAACATCGTACTTGATGTCGTTTTTATCTACAATGTCGTAGTCATAAGTGTTACTTATATTACCTTCAATAACTACGTTGGCTACCTCTTCTCCTATAAAGCCTGCTATGTTGCCATCACCCTTCATGATAGAGTTTTTGATAACTCCCATTTCACGGGATTTGGCCCATGCTCTCTTCTTCATGTCCTCTGTGATTTCTACTTTAATCATAGTCTTTCCTTATCCCGGAGCCTCATAGTGACCCACGCTAAATCCTTTGGCGGTACAACTTTTTACGGTTTCATTCATTCCGTGTTTTTTAAGGTGCTCCTCTATATGTATACACATATTTTGGTCTGTTCCTTCCCAGTTGTTCTTGTAGAAATGACATAGCTTATTGCACTTCCAATGATTTCTTGTGTAAGACATTGGCTTTGGCTCTTGATTCCTGCTAATCTGCTGGAATCGTAGCTTTAACATCTCTAAAAATTTCTCTTGATCTTTCTTATCAAAGCACATGGAGAACGGGCCGCCATCTTTAATAAAGAATATCGTCATTATTGCCTGCTCGTAGTCAGGAAAAAGTTTTGATATTGCATAATTATATAGTAATAATTGGGGGTCTGAACACAGCTTCTCATAGGTCTTCTCTTCCCCTGTAGCCCAGTCCAAGCGTCTTCCTGTCTTCCAATCAACTACTTCAATTATACCATCTTCTACTTCAGTTACAAGGTCTATTGTTCCTTTTATTGCCAAATTTCCAGTAATTTTTTGCCCATCTGGAAGCTCGTATTCATATTTGGCCCAATCCTCTTCTATTTCAATATCGAAGTGAGGCTCTGCTGCAACTATCTTTCTATTTCTGGGGTCAAATAATCCATTGTTGTATGTCAGCGCCTCTCTGGTTGTATCCCGACAAAACTTATAGTCTCCCTTTGTATACTTATGCGTACAGTTGCTAGTGTACCAGTCGTAGCTTTGTTTTAAAATATCTTCTACAAACTCTTCGCTAGATAACTTTTTACGGTTAAACTTGATGTCTCCTAATGCGTCGTCTTGGAGGAGCATCTTTTTGTTGTCTTGTTGAAGATGCTGGCATCCAGCGAGAACCTCCATGACCTTGTGAACCACAGTTCCTAATTGAGCCTTCTTGCCTGAAGTAGACTGATGACCAAGAACGTACGTGATGAAGTACTGCATTTGACAATATGAGTAATTGTTAAAGCTAGAACTTCTTATATATGTTACTAACATTTTGACTCCAATCTATTATATATTTTTTTAATTTCTTCAAATAATACTTCTGGGCTTGAGTTCTCAATAATATAATCAAAATTGTCCCAGCTGTAGTTGCTTTTGTCTAGAGCGTTTTCACTTGAATGTGAATCATCTTTAAACTCCCTAGTTAATCTGATTACTCTGCCGCCCGCGTTTTGTATAGCCTCAACCTCGTTTGGAAATCTCACGTCAGCAACTATTGCTAAGCTACTCTGCTCAGCCCTTATAGTTGATATAGCATAGTCTACCCAGACATTATTGTACATTTTCCTCATAACATCTGTGCCAAAGTATTGCAACAGCTCTCTGGCTGTCATGTTTCCCCTATTTTTGTTTAGACTGCTATTCTCCCAAGTGGGTATATCTTCCCACATTATTTTACTAGGAGTGTTCTTGTCCTTATCTGAACCGTGAACTTGTTCATGCGATAATCCAAAGAACTGCATACATAACGACTTCAATCCATCTGCAAAGCTATATAGTTTTACATGAGGCCACATGTTATAATGAGCATACTGCATAAAGTTTGCATCTTTTCTTGTGATGTCTAGTAGGCCATGTTCAATATCTCCATCAACGCTTGTTTTAATTATCAACTGACCGTCTTGATCTATATCGAAATCTGCTATCGTAGAAGATTGCTTTAATACAAGTCCGTGAATATAGTTTGCTGCTGTATTTTTACCAGCCTGTTTTTTACCCGATATACCTAGTATATTCATTAATACATGCCTTTCAACTGTGGTAAGATTGTTTCTTCAATTTGAGGCACTGTCATATCTCCAACATCCTTCTTAGACATTCTAGGGAATATCACTTTAAACATTCTGCTCATCTGCCTCTGTATCTGCATCTTTGATTCTCTGCCTGCTTGGTCGTTATCAGTTAATATTACTAATCTTGTTATCCCGCTGGACTCCAATATGTTCTTTTGCTCTGGGCTTAAAGACTTTCCAAATATACCAACTGCATTTTTTACTCCAGCTTCGTAAAGTTTCCACACATCTCCTTGGCCTTCTGTTACAAACAATGTGGATGTCTCTTGTGCTTTGTCTATTGCTCTATGGTAGTTATATAGATACTTTCTTTTATTAAAGCCTCTAGTAAATAAAAACTTAGGGTTAATATAATCTCTGGTGGATCTACCTATGTAGGCAACAACTTTATCACCGTTTAAATTGTGGATAGGTATTATTGCCCTCTGAACCATAGATGATTTCTTTTGTACGCAATCTCCTATCTCAAAGTGTAAGAGTGTGCCTTCATCAAATCCTCTTTGGTAAAAGTACTTTGATGGGTGGGTGACATCGCAATCTATCGTGACATGTATATCGTCTTTTTGATCTACCTTCTCTGAGAACATGTTGACCATCTTCACGAAGTCATCTTCCTCTTCTTCGTTTTGCTTTTCAACATTGACAGAGTTATTATCAATATTAAGCACTCTACATGCCCAAGTCAATGCAGCGCTAAACCCTACATCTTCCTCTTCTTCTTTTGAGAGTATACCTTGAATTAACCCTATGACATCATTGGAATAATCATCTTGACATCTTCTTGACCAACAGCTCCAAATATTCTTATGTGTTGAATAAGAAAAACCATTTGGATTGTCACCACCATGAACTGGACATGGACATGTTATGTTTTCGCCATTTTTTTCAAAGTCTACGCCAAGCTCAGATAGGATAAGTTCTATATTATTCCCAAGGAGCTTTTTGATCTTCTTCAAGTCCATCTTCTTCGACATCTTCGTTTACCTTTTCTAAACCTTCTGCGTCAATTAATCCGCTGTCGCCAATAGGTTGTGATTTAAATTCATTTCTTGTCTTTAGTTCTACTAACTTTGCGTGCTCACCAAGCATCCTCATATTTATATAATCCCCATCGCTTAGTCCAGCACCGTGCCTTGATACGATTGGCACTAGTTTTCTATTGCCTGCCTGTGGGCCGTCCTCAGCTAACTCCTCTGGTGATTTGGACTTAAATATAGAGAATGATGTACACAGCCAAATAAGCCTGTCAGATCCACTAACCGCGTCAGTAGACTCCTTGGTGATACCATCTCTGTTTAACTGTACAAATGATAGACAGGGGAAATCAAACTTAACAGCTAAGTTGTGTAAGTTCGTAATCTGAAACCCAAGAGCTTGGTATTCTTGAATATTGTTAGTGATTGAGTTTGAAGACATCAATTTTAGATAATCATAAACTACGACACACTCGTTTGTTCTTCCGTTGTCATCCATCTTCACATCTTGTATAATCCACCTTTTAATAATATTAAGTATCTGTTCAAAAGGTTTTCCAGCAACACTAACATAATTATAAGGTATCTGCGAGATGTGTTCTACTGCCTCGTGGACTTTTTGGTTTTGTTCGTCGTCATCAATAAACTTTCCAGTTGCAACATCCTGTATAGGAACTCCGCTTAGGTTTGCTATAATTCTATTTAGGTGATCTTCCTTTGACATTTCAGTGTCAAGAACTAAGACTGGTATTCCATCCGAGGCTACATTCAATGCTACATTGTCCGCAAAGACACTTTTTCCAACCTTTGGTCTAGCAGCTACTAAGTCAACACATTTTCTTCTCAAGCCGCCGCCAATAGCGTGGTCAAACCTATCAAAGCCAGATGGTATCCCAATTACATCACATTTATTCTCAGTGATAAACTCTATATATTCATCTACATCTTTGCCAATTTTTTCTGGCCTTTCGCCTCCATCGTCTTCTCTGAGAAAGTCCATTACTGGATCTTCTACTTTGCCAATGATCTCGTCAATAGACTCACTGCCATTGACAGAATCCATGTCTTTGTGAATCTTAAGCGTTAGCTTTTTTATATTCCTAGCGAATTCAAACTTCTTTATCTGTACAGCAAAATTAAATATGTTGCCTTGGCTGACTGGGAAGTCAAACAATGATTTTATATACTGTAACTCAGTTTGATTTTCCACTCTTTCTGAGTGGTTCAAAGCCGATGCCGCTGAAAGTATAGACGGCAAATCAACGTCAGAATTGTTTTCTACTACATGTTGTACACATGCATATAACACTTGGTTGTTCTCATGCCCAAACGATGAGGCATTAATTACGTCTGCAACTTCAACGTATGCGTCAATACCATATTGGAAAAGACCAGCAAGAACAGCTCGTTCAGCTCCAATGTCTGTCAAATTATAATCCATATCTATCTTCCTGTGCAGGTATCACACCTTACAAATTCTCCACTTACAAGCGATGGGTCAATGCTAAAATCTTTACCACAAACGTGACACCTCTTAGTAACCTTTCTTGATGGTGGTCTGTTTCTAGGTGTAAGCTCAACATCTGGAGTGTCAATGTCTTTGTGCTCTCCCGTGTCAACCCAAGTGTTTTCCCCGCCGGTGACAGGCCTTTTCCTCGTGTCTTTATTGTCATTCTTAATAGACACATAGAAATCGGCACTAACTTCTTGCTTCGGCTCTTCAGGTTCAGGCTGTTGTTTTTTCTTAGCCAGCAAAGCCTCAAGCTCCTCTATACTCATATCTTCTGGTTTCATATTCTTTTACCTCTTTCTAGTAAGATGTCTCCCTGCCTTTTAAGTTCGTAGACCTTTCCTTCTAGTGACTGTAGTCTTGATTCTGCAACGGCCCTCATTGCATCTACGCTTGCGGCATAGGTGTTTTCTTTAATGATAATCTGCCTCTTAACGTCGTGCTTGGTGTACTGGTCAAAGTTATTTAAGTTGGCGGCCACTAACTTTTCAATCTGATCCTCACACCAGTTCAAGGCTACCTTGTTCTTGTTTATTTCATCTTGAATATATGTAGAATATCCGTACAAGAGATACGCCGCATCAAACATTTCCTGTGTGGTCATTTTTGACATGTCTTCTCTAGTAAGGTTAGATACAACTATATACTCCACATTAAAAGTCGAGTAAGAAACATTTGACAGGTTGATATAGTCTTCAATAGACTTTATATGCTCTGCTAGTCTGTCAGATGCCTTTAATTGATTTTCTCCACTCATCGTCACTCCCAGAATATTTCAGTGTTATTATTTCAATATTGTTAAGTTCGCACCATTCAATCTTATCTTCATCCCTACCTCTTGCTAATATAAAATCAGCTTTGCTTTTATGAAAGAATGGAGTGTATTCATAATGTTGTCTGCCGTGAACCTCTACAGCTTTCCGTATGTTGGGTATAAAAAAATCTAGATATAATACGGATCGCTTATGTGTAGAGGTACTTCCCGGCAATTTTACTTCTTCTAAAACTCTATAGCTGTGATAGACCTCTTTTATGAGTTTTCTTGCCCTAATGTGATGTTTAGACCTTTTTCTTTTATCGTTGGCTTTCACATCATACTTCTGTAAGTTCAGGTTATACTCTCTACCGTTCAGCCCTGTTACTTTCAAAACAACTCCTTGATTTGATCGTATATAAATTCACAAACCTGTGGGTGTTCATTCAAAAACTCTGAAAGGTTATTTACCCCTTGAAACTTGAAGAATCTTTCTATATCTTCTTCTTTGTCTCCCACCTCATTTTCTTTCAACAGCTTTGCTATAACTGCGTTTTCTTTATCTTCAATAGCACATTGTATTGTGTACCAAGCTCCAGCCGTCTTTATGAATCTAAACTCACATGCTATTTGAACTACTTCTTGAACTTCATCTAGCCCAATGCCATATCTAATCCAGCTCTCTGCTGTAGAGTTTGGTATACCTCCAGCATTAGAAGTCTTTATGTTCCAATTAGCAATCTGACCTACATGTGGGCCAGTTTGGGCAGGAACCTGCCACTTACCACGATGTGTGATAATCATATTTGTGCCAGCCTGATACTGTAACATATTACCGCAATCAGCCATTTTCATTGGTGAATACCTACTACCACCTGTGTTGGCAATGTTATGGGTAATGCAGATGATGATGGTCTTATTTTTAGTTACCGATCCACCAATTCTTTTGAAGAACATAGATAACAGTCTAGGAAGAGCGTTTCTAACTCCAGTCCTGACCTCTCCTTCAAGCTCTACTTTGGGAACCATGTTGGACATAGAGTCAACAATGATTAGACATTCTGGGTCGTTGTTAACATAGTATTCTATAATATTTAAAAAGTCTTCTGCTGAGAGAACTCTGTCATCGGTAGACTCCACAATTAGAATTTTGTCTGGGTCTAAACCTTTGATACCTTCAAAGTTTTGTTTTGCAAGCCGTCCTTCTGTGTTGGCATAGATAATTTTCTTACCTAAAGACTGACACTTTGCAGCAAAATGAAGAGCAGTTGTTGTCTTGCCACTCTTTGGGTCTCCAGTCATAACCACACAGCTACCTTCTCTCAACCCTCCACCGAGAGCTATGTCTAGAGCTGGCGATACACCAATGACCTTGAGATTATTTAGGTTGTCTAGCACCTCTGTGCCAGTGCGTACTACGTCTCCGTAGGTAGCTACGACAGAACTACTAACAACATCCTCTGTGAATTTATTTGTCTTCTTTTTCTTTGCCATCTAATCCTCTCAATCTTTGCAAGCTAGATTTCTTACCGAAGGAAGTCGATCTTTTCTTCGGTGCTTCCTGTACATTTATAGTAGTAGAATCAGCCTGTTGTTGCTCAATTATTTTTTGATATTTCAGAATTACTTGATCTAACTTTGGATAGCCAAGTGAATAGACATGCTTAAGCTCTTTAGAATTTATTGCTTTTATAATAGCAGAGCAGTCAAATTTTTTAATCAATCTATTTGCGAGAATGATCTGATAAGAATAAGATTTTTTCCACTTCTTTGTGTTCCAAAACTTATATGCTTGAGTACCCTCGTTTTCCTTCTGTGCCATACGTGTACACATTATCTCAGCTATGTACTGAGCGCATGTGCAGTATTCTCCAGTGGAAGGTGATACGTAGTTACTATTCTCTGTTCTCTTTTTTACCATGATATATCAATGCTTCTTGTATACATTCTTCAACATTATCTTTTGTTTTTATTTCTTCAATGAGTTCTGGAACCATCCACATAACTTTGTGAACCATGCCATCAATTAGCTTTCCAACCGTGATGCAGTCTCTGCTTTTTTCTGCGCCTAGCCTACCAACGGTAGATCTAGAAAGATACACAGCTTCGGCATCGGAAACATTTGTTGGAACCTTATGAGACTTAAACTGTAGCACCAGCACATCAACCCTACAGCTTTTGGTGCTACAGTAGTCTTTTACCTCTAACCAAGACGTAAGCCTTCCGGTGTGATCTTCTTCTTTAAAGAATACTGTCTCACCGTTCGATAGCTCTGCACTAATCCAAATACTACTTTTGTTTTTCCTGTAGTGTGGTAGCCAATTTTCTCGTCCTGTTATTAACATTACTTGGTAATCCTAGTTGTGCAACTTCTAATTCTGGGCGATGGAGCTGCTGATTTCTTTGATTCGTCAGACATGCTAGACGCATTTTCAGTCATAATTGCAATTCCCGGCTGTCTAGCGATTTGAGCGCCAGCAGTTAGCTTCTTGCCATCTTTCTCCTTTAACGCCGTTACCTTCTTTTTGATGGTTGCCTTTGGTCTATCAAGCTCTTTAGCAATCTGATCTACAGTATTGGTTTTGTAGTGATGCTCAACATAAAACTGTTCCGCTTTTCCTAGTGGCCCTTTTTTAGTCATTTAAATAGCTCCTTTGTGCTTTTGTAAAATACAACGAATTATTTGTTTTTAAAAATAACATGTAAAAATCAAAGGTTTCCTTGTTCACCTTTTTCATTTTTAAATCTATGTGTTCTTTTCTTGATGAGTACATGCCAGTCGGATTAAATGGCAGGTTGTCATAAGTAGCAATCATATAAGTATCGGTCGTGCTAGTGCTTTTTCTTTCAGCGTAAACCTTTTCTTTATCACTAGTCACTGGCTCACCAGCGTTTCCAAACTTTTTGGTGGTGAACTTTTCTCTATACATCTTGTCGGCTTCAGGATCTAAAAATCTCATTGCTTGCCCTTCATAATGTAGTTCTGCTTTTGTTTTGGTGACATATTTTTTATCTCTGCCCTAGTAGCCGTAGCGTGCTTTCCGTATATTTGCTTTTCTGTTTGCTTTGTTTTTGGTTTGTTTTCCTTAGCCTTAGCTTCTATTTCAGACTTTTTGTAGTGCCCCATTTTCTTTGTGTTTTTGTCTGCCAGCTGTCCGATGGTCGAGACATTCTCAACAAACGCTGCGCGACCACCAAAGATAACCCTAGATAAGGAATGTTCGCCACATTGTTCACAAAAAGTTAGTGGGTCATCCTTAATAGATTGTAACACATCTTTAAGCTCATGTCCACAGTTTTTACAAATATAATCATAATTAATCATAGTAATCTTCCTCTAGAGCCTCAAGGACTCTACCAATTATTCCGTTTCTCTGTATGTCTTCATAGTATAAGCGGCTAACGCCCACGCCCTCTATTCCCTCAAGTCTATCGACACATTCTAGTAGGCCGCTAAACTTTTTTATATCCGTTTGGCGTATATCTCCATTAATTAAAACCTTAGAGTTCTCGCCCATTCTAGTTATAAACATTTTTATTTGCGATAGAGTACAGTTCTGTGCTTCGTCTAGTATCATATACGCTTCATGAAATGTCGCACCTCTCATTACTTCAAGTGGTTCATATCTGATTCTACCGTCGTTAAAAAGTTTTCCGTAGTAGTCTCTACCGAGGAAGTGTTTTAGGTTTTCCTCCATAGGTAGTAAATACGGTTTAATTTTTTCATCTAGCTCGCCGGGCAGTGATCCAATATCTTGCCCCGCACACACTAACGGTCTAGTCACTATGATCTGATCTACTTCATCTCTGTATATATGATTTGCAGCTATACCTGCGGCGATATAAGATTTACCGCTGCCAGAAGGCCCTGTGCAAAATATAACATCGTTTTCTACTATGTCTCTTATATATTCCTTTTGGTTAAGTGTCTTCGCCGTTATGGGAACTACTCTTCTGCGTTCGTTTTTATGTTGCTTTCGGGATTTTCTCATTTATAGCCCTTTTTATTTACCGCTGCTTCCAAAGCCTCCCTGACCTCTATCAGAGTTTTGCAAGACATCGACTTCTTGTAATTGAAATTCTGGTACTTCCTGAAACAAGATCTGTGCGATCCTGTCGCCTTCCTTTATTTCCACCCAATCTTGATCACTAGTGTTTAGTAGACAAACCTGTACCTCACCCCTATATCCAGAGTCTATAACGCCAGCTAGTACATCTATGCCACTTTTTACAGACAGTCCTGACCTAGGCCAAACTAAACCTACAAAACCTTCTGGTATCTGAAGAGCTATGCCAGTTCTGTACATCGCTCTTTGTTGAGGGGCAAGTGATCTATTTGTTAAAGAGTATAGATCCCAGCCAGCATCTAACTGATTAGCTCTCGTTGGAATAGTCGCGTTTGATTCAATCTTCTTTACGTTGATTGTTTTGCCAGCGAATCTTTCGTAGCTGTAGCTATGTAATGTAACTTCACTATTTGTCATAATTTAATATCTCCAAAGTCCATGTCCTCAAGGTCGTTTGTACTAGCGCCAATTTTGTACGAGGTGATTTCGTGCTCTTGTGGAGCTACTTGTACTGCCTCGCTATTAATCCACGGTTCTGTCCATCCTGCGATTGGATTTCTTAGGCCAGAGTCATACGGTAACTTTATCGCCTTCCTGCGACTCATGCAAAGCCAATCAATGTATTGGTGCAAGACTGTTTCGTTTAATCCTATAATTGAACCATCCTTGAATAAGTAGGATGCCCATTTCTTTTCCTCGGATGCGGCACTTTCAAACATCTTTATTGCTTGTTCTTCACATTCTTTTGCTGTCTGAACAAAGCCTTCTGATTTTTCATCTCTTAAAATCTTGAGGATCTGTTGAGTGTTATGAAGATGTATTGCTTCATCTCGTTTAATTAACTTTACTATATCAGCATTGCCTACCATCTTTTTGTTTTCAGCAAACGCAAAAGCGCAGATGAATGAAACATAAAAACGCACAGCTTCCAAAATATTTATACTAATTAGTGTAAGATATATCTGCTTTTTAATATCATCTATTTTCTTACTATTGCTGAGTTTCCTTAGTTTGTCATATTCTTTTACAGCCACGTCTGCTCTAGCAACAATCTCCTTGTCAGTTAAACAAGAGTCTAAAATATCACTTGGGTTTGGATAGACATTCTTAATAATGTATGTGTAGCTGTAGCTATGTATCTGTTCAAAGAATTGCCATACGTTAAGGCAAGCCTCAAGCTCTGGATTGGAAACGTACTCTTGGATTGTTGGTACGCCTCTACATATAACAGAGTCCATCATAGTCTGGTATTTCAAATTTGATGTAAATATAAATCTCTCATTATCAGACATGATAGAGTTATCTTTGAAGTCACTCCTGTCTTTCTTGAGTTCAATTTCCTCTGGTCTCCAGAAGAACTCTAATTGTTTCTTGTATAGATCGAAGAACACAGGGTACTTAAACTTATCATACCTTTGAAGAGATAGATCTTCCCCTAAAAACAATGGTTGCTTTAACGTATCCACATTCATTTTATTCAAAATAGTTTTCATTATATCGCGCAGGCTCCACCTTCACAAGCTGTATCTTCGTCTAGTTTACCGTCACCATCTGGGGTGTTACAATAGTACAAATTCTTTACCCCGTACTTATAGCTGGTGATGTTGTCTTTAATTATTTGACTAAGTGGTATTGAACCGTCTTCGTAATGGTCATAATTGTAGTACAAATTTGCGCTGATACTCATATCTACAAACTTTTGTAGTACAGCGACAATTTTAATTATAGCATTATTATCTCGCATGTCAAACGCTAAAGAGTAATATTTCCTACCTTTATGATAGTTCGGTACTAGCTGTTTTAGCACACCATTCTTTGCTTTTTTATAAGAAAGTAGCTGGCGTACTGGTTCTATTCCGTTGGTGCTATTTTGTATCACTGAGCTGGACTCGCAAGGCATAATAGCTGAGAGTGTGGAATGTCTTAAGCCGAACTCCTTAATTCTCTCTCTTAGACCTTCCCAGTCCATGTTGTATTTAGGTTTTATAATGTCGTCTACTGACTTTTTATACCAATCAATAGGTAGTAGACCCTTTGAATATTTTGTATCTGAAAATTTTTCACAAGCCCCTAACTTTTCTGCTAGTTTACATGATGTGTCAAGTAAATACCACTGTATTTTTTCCATAGTCTCGTGAATAATCTCAGGAGTCTTTGGGTCATCATATGTCAGTTTATTCTTAGCTAAAAAACCAGCTAGGTTTGTAATGCCAATACCTAGTGATCTGCGATTCTTGGTAAAGTTTTCCCCTGCTAATACAGGGTAGTCTTGATAATCAATTACTGACTCTAAAGATTCAACAGCGTTCTTGCACGCTACTTGGAAGTCTTTGTCTGAGTTAAGCTCTCCCAGATTCAATGCAGATAGTATACAAATTCCGATCTCTCCGTCTGGATCGTCTACAGAATTAATAGGAACTGTAGGATGTATGATCTCTTGACATAGGTTGCTCATATGAACTGGTATATCCCAAGACCCATTCTCGTTGCAAGTGTCAATATTCATGCTGTATATACGGCCTGTCTCAAGTCGCTCTCTGGCAAATACTTCTGCCAGCTTTCTTGCGTTGACTTTCTTTTTCATTTTAATTGAGCGTGAATTTTCATACTTAATATAGAGTTCTTCAAACTTCTTATTGTTACCAAATGCTTCGTATAATCCTTTAGCTTCATCAGGGCTAAATAGTGTTATGTCCTCATTTTTAATTAGGCGGTCGTAAAACAATTTGCAAAACTGAATTGAGTAATCCAGCTTCCTAACTCTATTATCGTCAGTTCCTGCATTGTTCTTTAGTACTAATACATCTTCAATTTCATAATGCCAGAAAGGAATATGCACTGTTGCCGAGCCTCCCCTCAATCCATTTTGAGAAGTTGCCTTTACGGACGATTCAAAAATCTTTAGATATGGAATCAAGCCAGTGTGAATAACTTCGCCACCCCTAATTGGAGAATTGATTGGTCTGATCCTGCCAGCGTTGAGGCCAATTCCAGCCCTTCTAGCTGTGTATTTTCCAACAGCATGTACGCTAGAAAAGATTCCGTCTAAATCATCGTCTACATCAACAAGAACACAAGAAGCGAACTGCTTAATGGTTGATCTAACGCCAGCCATAATGGGGGTAGGTAAATTAACTTTGAAGGTGGAGTAAGCGTCATACGCTTCCTTAACTCTAGATATTTTATTTTTATAACCTGAGAATAAACACATTGCGATGCACATGTAAGCAATTTGAGGTGTTTCGTAGATTATACCTGTAGTTCTATTTTTAATTAGATACTTGTCAATCAACTGTTGTAGGCCGGAGTAGGTAAACATGTTATCTCTGTCATGTTTTATATATGAAGCTAATTCATCTACCTCTTCTCTCTCCCAGCCTTCTAGCATATTTTCATCGTAGATTCCATTGTCTATCATCAAACATACATGGTGGTGCAAGTCTGGTGGCGTTGTAGCGTGCTTCCATACGCTTTTTCTAAGAGACATGTTTAGAAGCCTAGCCGCAACATACTGATAGTTTGGCGTTGACTCTGAGATTAAGTCGCTGCTGCTTTTAATTAGAATGTGATGTATTTCATCGGTTGTAATTTTATCTCTTAATGAGAGATTCATATTCATCTCTATGTCAGACAAGGAAACTCCGTTTATTCCCTCCGTAGCCCATTCAACAACTTGGTGTATCTTTTCAACATCGTAGAACTCTAGATCGCCGCTTCTCTTAGTTACTTCCATTTATGCATACCTCAGTGTGTAAAAAAACTCGCTCCAAGTGACGTACCTGAAGCGAGTAAAGTAAACTTATTTATTTTCAATCTTCATTGTCAATCTCATTGTACTATAGCAATTCTATATTGCAAGCAAAAACTATTCTTTTTTGTTGTCTTTTGCCCACTGAGTTGCTGTTCCCAGCAATAGTGTTGCAATAGGTACAATTAAAGCAGTTGAAGCACCCCAATCAATGTTTCCAACTTCTGCGCCAAGATATGTTAATCCAGCAGCGATGGAAACAAATAGAGTGTTAAGACCTAACTTTTTAAGGTCTTCTCCATTCAGTGTATACTTTTTAGAACCCATAATAACATCCTTTCTAAGCCTTTGTTAGACTTATTAAAAAACCGCCTTGTTCATTATCATTTAACCTGTAAGGATAACCAGTCATCCTTATATCCTGTCCATCGGAGGTCATAACTTCTACTGAAAACTTTCTATTCATGTTTAGGCATGACTCAAACTCTTTCATGAAGTCTTCTCTTTCGTCTTCATGTATATATGTTATCCAATCATAACCCTTAACATCTGTTAAAGTTTGTCCTGTCATGGCAAAAAATGGTTCGTTTGTCCAAATTAATTTGCCTTTTTTATCTGTTTCAAATAGTGCTGTGTTACTATAGTGTAGTCCAGCCTTAGTTCTTTGTTCTATTATTTTTTGTCTGTTCTCAATTCTTCCGCATGTTTGGTTCAAGTTTATCACTGCGTCTTTCAGACTTGATCCGCCGTTACATGTTATTTCTTTTTCTATATTTCCTATAGACTTTACAACTTCGTCGTGCTTATCTATAAATTTCATTGCTGGCCTTAAGACTTTTACCCACACTCCGGCTAGGAAACTACCTAGAGTTCCTATCATAGTGCATAGCAAAGTTATATCTTCTATCGACATATGAATAAGCCTTTGCGAAAAAATAAGCAGCCTACCCCTAACGAGAGGGGCAAACTGCTATAATACTAAACCTAAATTAGCTTTCGTACGTTTCAGGCGATTTGAATTGATCCGATTTAGGATTCTTACCACCTTGCATGTAGTTGATAGGCGCTGGGTGAGTCCACGGACTCAGAGCGTTTCTATCTCCAGAAGAAGCAATAGCTCCGTTACCAGAAGGTGCGGCGTAGGTATATGATAAACCTGCGTCTGCGCCTTTGGTTCTTTCTGGACGAATAGCTGTTGAAGGTTGAACAAGTACATCAATAGATGTGCTGGCTCCAGAACCTGCTGCTACATTCGTAATCTTGTCAGCCACACCATCATATCTCCAGTCAGAAGCTGGGATTGAAAGTGCTGTGCTGGCACTGTTATTGATCTTAGTAGCGTAGCCACGAATCAAGAACTGAGGGTCATCAGCTGTCGGCTGGTATGCAATAGTACCAGATGCGAAATGTCCACCAAGCGCAGTACCAATTCCGGTATTGTCTTTAGTAGAACCATCTGCACTTGCGTCGTTGATAACAATCTTAGTTCCGTAAGGTTCTCCAGCTATTCTTCCGAAGTCTACATTAGACTTTGCAAGCGTAACGGGAGCGTCTGTCGCAATGTTTCCGCCCATAACAACAGTTGCACCCTGTTTGTTAGTTGCGGCTGTTCCAAATGACACGCCGTCATTATTTTTTCCTGAAGCTGATACAGTTGCCATAATAAAATCTCCTCATTAAATTGAAGTAAAAAAGTGTTTACGATCTTCCAGTTCCGGCAACGTCCTAGTTTCCTGTATATAATTATACACTACATCATGCGCTCTTTGAGTATTTTGGCGGATTTTTTCAACTTTCTTCTAGTTGTTTCTCTGTTGTAGTTATGCTTACTTGCTACATCTTCAATAGTGTTTGAAAACATCCTGTCTTTTAG